ATACTCTAATCCATCTTGAGCTGTTTCTTCTACCATTTCTTTATAGTTATATCTCATATATAAATCTATATCTTCTGGTAAAGGCATACCATCTCCTTCCATTTCTATTTTAAATCCTTCTTCTTTTTCAAACTCAGCATGAACATCATCAAGTATACTACGCATTATTAAACCTACCTTCTTGTCTTCTTTTCTTAATATAGCTTCTTTGTTTACAGTTGCTACTTTTAAATCTGTAGGTCTACGTAATTCTTCACCAACCAATAAATCTATCTTTGGCTGTATAATAGGATAATTTACAAGTCTTGCAGGATATGCCATACCGTATTGTTCGGTTATGTATTTAAAATCATCAGCATGAAGATTACCATTATATATATTATAATTAGTTATGTCTGCGTGTCTGTTATTTTTAAATGATGAGTTTTGATAAGACATATAACTAACTATTGCGTTAATTACTGAGTCACACCATTCATCTGTTTTTTCATTCTCCTTAACAACCATTGAAGGAAATCCGCTTACTTTACTTGCCATATTTTTTATATTTTAACAGGTATACCCCTGCTGTTCAATTTATAATAATTAAATCCTATATCAACTGTTTCCTCATCTTTTTTACTTGCCTGAGTTCTATAGTTATCTATATTGTGAATTAAACAAATACCAAAGGCCATAGCCCTATCCGTATTTCTTAATCCATAGTTTGCTAGTTCATCTATTAAATCTAAGAACCATATATCATCTGCGTGCTCCCTAATATAATCATCAATTAAATCTTCTAATAATGATTTTACTTGCTTGTTCATATGCACACCATATCTATTTCTAGTTTTTGTTCCAGGGTTATGTGCTGACTCTGGTTTTTCTTTTAAAAATCTTAAACCATTTCTTCTTTTAAAATAATCTAAAATACCTATCTTTGTATATTCAACTAGCATTTTACAATTATAGTATGCTGCTAGTTTCAAACATCCTTCCCAAAAGTCCTCTTTCTTTTCTGGTCTGTCGGTATACTCGGCTACAACGTAGTCACCTGGAGTATCGGCATCTAAAAATCTTCTGTATATAATTGCACTACCTAATGAATCAGATGCCCCTGCACTATCTTGGTCATAAGAATCAATACCACCTATATCTAAATTTTTATATTCTGGCTTTGGATGTTCTAATATTTTGTATGGACCATCAGGATGCGCCAACCATTTAACCTCCCATTCATCGTCTTCATTATATGTCCAAGTTAAATTACCAGACTGTAATTGACTTCTGTAATCTTTATTTCCTAATATTCTAGAACGTTGTGCATTTAATAAAGATATATCAAAACGAGATGTTTTTGTATTTAAAAATGCTTCTTGTACTGTCAATGGATAATTTTGTATATGTAGATTAAAAGCTTCTCTGTCTCCAGACTTTTCTATGTTTTCTCTTTCTTCTTGTAAAACATTTAAAGCACCTTCTACATTTTCTTCTCCTGTTTTAATATCAAAAAATCCATAGTATGCTCTATTAGCTGGTATAAACATAGGAATCAAGTTATATGCGTCTGACTCGTAATACATATCCATAAAATCTTTAGAAGCTTTAGATATATCACCACCAGTACCTCCAACTATAGGAACACCGAACTGTATATTACCATCCATAAAACAAGCCTTAGAAGACATATATGCATTTTTTAAATGTTTAAACTCACCAGCTTCTTCAAATACCATTAACGAAACACGCTCACCTTTAAATACTTCTGGGTTATCCATTGTTCTACATATTATAGTAGACTGATAACCTCCTACTTCCCACTTACCATCTGAATTTTTTTGCTTATACCCAGAGCGTAATATACCATCAGTATCTTTAATTAAGCTGTGTTTGAAATTAGAATGTATACCATTCAAACCTTTCTTAGTTTTATCAAAGAACGCATCTGCTGTCATCTGCAAACCAGCAGCAATCCCAACATCATTAAAAGGAAAGAATGTAAACTCATGAGCCAACATACCAGAGTTCATATAAGAAAAGCCTTTGTCCCTGGCTTTAATAACTATCATTCCTTTTTCATCTTGCTTACAAGTTTCAAATAAATCAAAATACTCATGGTCCATTGCTCTGTACCAAGGAGCTATTAATGTTTTACGAGAACTCTTGTTTCCATCATTACCTAATATTTTATAATAGTTTAAATAAAAATAATACTTGCCAGATATTTTCTTCATACCTTTTGGCTTGTATCCATTTATACACCTGTCTAATTCTTTTTCCCAGTATTCTTGATAAGCAACTGAGTCTGCATTTAGACTTGGGTGACCATTATTAACTACAGGTCTATATTTTTGTGGGTCAACTTTAGCTTTACCCATACCTTAACTTCTTTGTTTTTTCAAAACCAAACATATTTTGATTTTGTTTTTTAGCTAACTTATTATGATATTCCATTTCTATATCGTAATTATGTTTTTCTAGACCAAGCTTAGAATACTCTCTTGCTTTTTCTAAATTTCCCTGTTTATAAAAAAACATATACCTGCCTTTTAAATAAGCAAGTTTATGTTTTATATCTTTTTGTTCAGCCACTAATCGTTTTGCGCTCTGTAACCACCTACAGCTCCACTAACGTAATTTACTTTACAACCTGTATTGCAATCCCATTTTCTTAATGACTTATTAATTCTTGAATTTGGGTCACGAGCTGTTTTAGCTGAGGTAAGCTTTGCCTTCATGCCTTTCATCCTGGCACAAAAAGATTTTCTTCTTGGATTAGTTTTGCTTTTAGTAGGAGCTTTTAAAGTTCCTTTTTTATAACTAGCTCTACCTTTAGCATTTAATCCACCCGAAGGACTCTTACCTTCTTTTCTTGTCCATGCTTCTGACATTAGTCGTGCTGCATTCTTCCACCGCCTGGATACATAGATGACTTTTTCATCATACCCCCGCCTGGATATTGAGTTTTACCACCTTTCATATACATTTTTTGTGTTTTACCACCGTACATAAATTCTTGGTCAGCATTCATCTTACCGCCTTTTTTCATAAAACCCATCTTATTTCTAACATCAGTAGGTAGTTTAGCAAGACCTGGATTTTTTGCAGCATCTACTGGTTTTAATTTACCACCTTTTTTATACATCTTTTTTTTCTTATGTTCCATTTTTAATATTTAATTATGTTGTTTATAAAATTTACCACCTTCGTTATATCTACTGACCCTACCTTTCTTATTTTTTTCTCTTGCGGCTGCTCTTTTTTCTCCAGCACTTAATTGAGACCATGTCTTAGGAGTGTCCTTAGATATTTTTTTTGTTGGTCTAAAAGTGTTCTCTCCTTTCTTGTAATCTTTTTCTCCTGAAGGTGTACGCCAATCTTCTTTAAACCATCTTTTAAGTCTTGCTCCTGCTGCTGTTTTTCTTACTGCCATACTAATCGTGTTGTGGTATTCCTTTACCGCACTTATCTACAGCATAACAAAACTTACCACCATGTTTCATTTTCATTCCTTCTGCTCCTTTCTTTTTACTTTTATTTCCCCAGTTAGCTACACCAACCTTTCTACATTTAGCCATAGCACCACTTCTGTATGCTGAGGTCTTAGGCCCATATCTACTTACTACTTTGTTATAACACGCATCTTTTGGCATAGTCTTATTATTTAGTTTCTTCTAATTGCTCTTTTTTATTTTCCAAAAAAGACAATCCCTTATCTCCTTGTATCTTTTGTCTTTGCCCCCTTCTTTCTATTGCGTCTAATAATGACTGTCTGGTTTTTAAAATTTTTTCAATACCTATCATTATCTTTTGAAGACTTTCAGCACTGTCTTCGTCTACTCTCATGTTATTCATAAACAAAGTAAATTGGTCTATCTTAACATTAAAAGCTCTAAGCTGTTCGTCAAGCGGGTCAAACTGAAGCTTCTTGTATTTTTCAAGCGCAGCTTGAACCTCTGGGCGCGAAGCGCCTCGCCACTCATACGTCCCGTATGTGTCCTTTGATACCGCTTTAAATCTTTCTTTCTCGTTAAAATGTCTGTAGGGACTATCATAGTCACATACCAAAGCAATCCACTTTAACGCATCAGCTCCCAATTTATCCGACTTTAAAACTTTGAGAAACTCAGGCACGCCTGTAATCCCATCATCATCTTTATAAACGTCTCCCTTTCTGTTTAAGTTTAATAGGTACATTAATCAAGACCCATCATTCTTTTAAACTGTTCGTACTTACCACCCATAGCCATTTGATTTACTTTATCTTCTACCATTTTCTTTTCATTAGCATCTAATTCATCTAAATGCTTATATCCTTTTTCACTCATTTCATCATGGTCTTCTTTATTTTGAGCTATAAATTTTTCTCCAGTAGATGGATTATACATATCATGAGGATACTTTGGCCCTTCTACTTCTCCTCCTTCTTCCATTTGTTTTAACTTATTCATATAATCTTCTCTGTCAAATTTTGGCTTCTCCATATTATCTTCTGTATTTGGCATTTTATTTAATGATTCTACAAAATCAGCACTATATACTGGCGGACCCATAGAAAATTTTCCCTCTTCAGTAGCAGCTTTATTAAGATATTGAGGACTACGTTTTGCTAAAGGAGCTCCAGTATTTGTGAATGTATAAGGCGATTGATAAAGACCTCCTTCATTATAAGAATAGACTATAGATTGCTTTGTGTCTTTAGCATACTTTCTAGCAGCATCTTGCCCTGCCGTAGTGTAACTAAATTTTTTATTTCCAACTGTAGGCATAATTTTTTTTTACAAAGGTAATGAATTTATTTAAGATACTGAAGGTGAAGCCTTGTCACCCATTGTGGACGACCAAGTTTATACT